CAGTCTCGTTTCCGGCCAATGTTCCCCGCGCGCCGGATTTAGGGACGGCTGCATTGGCCATTGTCTGCGCGGCTTGCGCGGTTGTTTTGGCGCTGTCGGCAGTCGTTTTTGCCGTGTCAGCCGTTGATTTGGCCGCGCTCGCTGTCGTGGCCGCGCTCTCCGCAGTTGTCTTTGCGGCGTCAGCTGTCGATTTGGCAGTTTCGGCCGTTGTTTTTGCCGTTTCGGCCTTTGTTGCCGCTTCTCCTGCGATTGTGGCGGCTCCTGATGCCGTTGTGGACGCATTGCCGGCAGCGGTCAAAGCCTCGTTGGCCCTGGCCAGGGCGGACTGGACGTCTCCACGGATTTCCTCGACCGCATTTGCCCCGGAAAGGGCCTCGTACATGTTTTTTGCCCCAAGGGCGGAAAAGGCCACGTCCGGCTCTTCACCCGTCCAGTCGCTTGTAATCCCGATTGCCTGGCCGGGATCGCCCTGGATGCCCTGAATACCCTGCAAATCGACAGGCTCGGTCGTTGTTCCGTCAGGGTATTCAAAATAGAGCTTCGTGCCGTTCCATTTGGCTTCCGGCGGCTGGTTGTTCACGCTGATTGCAATCCAGCAGGAACTGCCCTCAAGCGCCGGCTCAATGCCAGGGGCCGCATTGGCAACGCATTCGAAAAGATGGCCGTTGAACTTCACCCGATCCATGACCACATAGCTGTCGGTGGCGACATAATCACCCCGGAAATTTGGCCTTACCTTACCAATTATAATTTTAGGCATTGACATCCACCTCCAGATAACCATCTTCCGATATGCTGAAATCAGCCCCCGTATAATCCGCGCCAGTGTAATTCAGGCAGAGATTGCCCTCGCTATCGACAACAAACTGGATGAACTGGGCATCAAGGGCAGTCGTTATATCGCCAGCGGGGCCTTGCGGGCCTCTTTCCCCGTTTCGGCCATCCCTGCCGTCCCTGCCGTTCATGCCATCCTGCCCAGGCTCCCCCTTGTCGCCCTTGTCGCCCTTTTCGGGCTTTGGCACTCCTATGCGGAGCATGTTCCTTTGCCGGTCAATCAGGGCAAAGCCGGGATTGTTCGCGCTTTCCTCAACAGTGATGGCCAGGCTGAGCAAATCGTCATGCGCCTCTTTGGCCTCTTGTGAATATTTTTTCGTTTCCCCTGCAAAGCCTTCGGCCCTGTTTGCCGATTGCTGCGCCTGCCCGGCAAAGCTTTCCGCGCTTTGCGCATAATTCTGGGCCTGCTGGGAAAGCAGGATGATCTGGGCCAGATTCTGGTTGCCGGCCTGCTCGACCCTAGACGTTGCCTCGTCCAGAGCCTGCCGGCAGGCTGTTTCGCTTTGTTTTGCGGCTTCGGCGTAAGCCCTTGTTTCCGTTTTTGCCGCTTCAATCTGGGCGTTGGATGAATTGGCGTTGTCTTCAACCTGCTGCGCGGCCTGGTTGAAAGCCGGGATAAACTCGTCATTCAGCTCATCCACCATGACCGACATCTGGTTCATGGCGGCCTGCACGGCCTCGTCAAAACGTTGTTGCGGCAATTTGCGATCCGGCCAGCGGCCTACCCCGGAAAGTCTCGCCAATAATATAACCTGCGCCATAAAAACTCCTTGTGCTAGATCAGCCCCTGAACTTCGATGCTCAAGTCAATATTGTTCGGCCCCTCGCAGACCATGCGGAAATCCTCCATCCAGCCGTAAATATTCAGGCACTGATGCCCCGGCTCGTCATTGTCGCCAAGCCACAAACATGGCGTTCCGCGCACGGACTGGAGTATTCTGGCCACATAATCCATCTGGTTGGGATGCAGATATATGGGAAAGCTGCCGTGGCTGGCGAATGACCTTCTGACCAGTGTCGTTACGCCGAACTCGTCAACGATCTTTCTGGAATAATCGGTCAGGCCGATTTCCGCGCCGTATTCTGTCCAGCCCGGATTTTGGGCGCGTCCGACTATGATATGGCCGACTGCCGCGCTCTCATCGGCAAGCGTTTCGATCTCGGCTTTCAGAAGGCCCCGGGCGGGAGACGGCAGGCCGGTAAGGACAAGGTCGCTTCGTTTCTGAATCGGGAAGTAATTGTACTCGAACAGGCTGTGGTGAAAGATGTCTTCCATCAGACTGTACTCGCGGTCATGGAGAATATCGCTCGTGACCAGAGGGCTGTAATTGTATTCGTAAAGCGAATAATCGCTTATATCATGCAATATGGAAGGGTCGGCGTCCTGGTCAATCAATGTGATTTTTGCCGTGATGCCGTTCAAATTCAGCATGGCAAAGCAGTCCGCATGGACAAAGGGCACGGTAAAGGTCAACTTCTGGCCAGCCTGCCCTTTGGTCTGCGTTTCGACAAAATCGTCAAGCATCTTCCAGGGCAGGGTTGCCTCCGTTTTCTTCCACTTCGCGGACACGCCGCTCCAGGTCTGATCCGGGCGGTTGCCCCTGTTGCTGCCCTCGATGCTCTCGTACTTCACATGATTGTAACGGACTTTCGCGCCCTGGCCGTATGTGGCGGATGCGCTCCATACGGCCCCGTCCACGGCGTCTGTTTCAGATACGGAGCAGGCCAGAAGATCAAGCTTGTTCGGGATTACGATCTTCATGCCGCAACCTCCGATGTTTCATGCGGCAGACCGTCATTATCCCACTTGTCCAGCTTGTCCTTCATTTTCTGGCAGGCGTAGGCCAGCTTGTCCGTCTTGATGACGCCCTGCCTGGCATAACCGGCAATTTCCGCAAGCCCCGCCCGGATGTCATGCAAAAGGGCCATGTCAAGGCGCTCGGGCGCGGGCATTTGCGGCTCGGGCCTGTTGAACAAAAGGTCTGTCGCCTCGTTATTCAAGACGCCCCACTGGCGCGGGGACATCATAAGTTCCGGGCCTTCCTCGCCAACCATGTATATGCGGTTCGATGGCGTGACGCCGCCTTCCGCAAAACCTTCGGCCCGGCCGGCGCCCTGATACCATGCCGAGACGCTTCCCCAATCCTTGATCATGCACTGGCGCACGTTTGAGGGATACCAGTCGGTTCTTCCCTCAAATTTCATCTGGTTGAGGGAGCGGGCCTTGGCCGTCAAAAGCGCGTTCTCGGTCTTGTAGCGCGATCCGTATATTCCTTGCCCAAGGGGAACAGTGTCATATTGCGAGCCGATGCCGGATGTTGCGCCGCTTCCGTTATAATTTCCGCCGGAACTTCCGCCCCAGCTTCCGGTAGAACCTCCGTAGGAGCCGCCCCCGCCTTCGCCAAGGGCGACAACGGCATTGTAAATGCTGGACAAGCCGCCGTTCAGGCCCGTAACACCCGAATAGATGCTGGACAAACCGGAATTGAGGCCTGTTACGCCGGAATATACGCTGGACAGGCCGGAGTTCAGCCCGGATATACCGGAAACAGCCTGTGGCCAGTAGCCTTCCTGCGTGTAGAGCAGGCTGCTCAAATTCGCGCCCTGGGCATATACCTCGGTAAGCTGCGAATTGAGATAGCCGTTTGTGGCCAAATTGTGGTCATTCAGCGTTTTCAGCGTTGTCTTGCTGTTGCGGTCCAGCGTGTCGTTTGTGGTCTGCGCGGCTTTCAGGGTAAAGCCTTCCTGGCGCCCGGCAAGCTCATACCAGCGTTCGACAGAGCCGAAGCTATCCTTCGCGGCTTTTATGAAATCCTCACGCGTCCAGTTGGTGCGCCCCTGATAGGCCCCGGCGTTCAACTGGTACACCTTTTCGGATATGAGGCGTTCCCAGTCCGTCTTGCCGCCAGCGTGGCTGTCGCCGCCAACTTGCGTGTTCAAGGCGCCGCTCAGGTACGAGATGGCCGCGTTCAACTGCTCCAGCGTATAGGGAATTTCTTTGGTTGCCGCCGCATTCTCGTTCAGGGCGTCAAGCTGGGCCTGCAAAATTTCCTGCTGGGCCTGAAGTTCCGCCTGCAAGGCGTCAAGACGCAGGTTGAGGTCTTCCTGCTCCTTCTGCATGGCCTCAAGCTGGGCGTTCAATATTTCAAGCTCGCGCTCGGCCTGGCTTGCCTGTTGTTCGGCATGGAGCTGGGCGCGTTTCAGCTTTTGATCAACGTCATAGAAAAGATCGTTGTATTCGCCGCGCTCCGGCAATTGCTCCCGGCCAAGCTGCAATAGCTCCCCGGCCTTGCCGGTCAACTGGTTGAAAGCGTCCTCGTCCCCGGTCAGAGCCTTCTGGTAGAGGTCGTTGAACTGGCTGTAAGCCTCGTTGTAACGGGAGCCGGTAAGATTGTTTTCACCCGTCCAGAGATTGCGGCGGTATTCCTCAAGGTTTTTGGCTAAACGGCGGAACTTGTCGGCCAGGCGCTCGGCTTCCGAAATTTCCTTCTGCTTCGCGCTGATTTCATCCTGAAGGGCCTTGAGTCTTTCATTGATTTCGTCCTGCTGGGCTTTGATGCGATCCTGCAAGGCTTCCATCTCGTCCTGGATGCGTTCCTCTTCAGCCGCTTTCTGTTGGGCAAGAAGCTCGTCCCGCATGGACTTGAACTGGTTGAGCAACGTTTCGGTGAATTCGGCCTGCTGGATGCCTACCCCGGCCTTGTAGAGTTCATGATCCTCGCCGAACTGCGCCTTCCATTGCTCGCGCTCATTGGCCTGCTGGAACAACAGGGATTGCAGGGCATAGACGTTTGAATCGGATCCGGATTTGAGGGCCGTAAGACGCAGGGCCAGATTCTGACGCATTTCGCGCTCAAGCTGGTCCTGGTATTTCTTCATGTAGTCAATACGTTTGGCCTCGATTTCGGCAATCGCCTCCTCCTGCCAGCCAAGCTGGCGCAAGGTGTCAATCCAGCCGTCAAACTGGACCTTGGCGGCATCCATCTGCGTTTCAAATTCGCTTGCGGGATTGAGGACGTTTTCAAGGCTTTCGGTCACCTGATCCCAGGCCTGGACGGCGGCGTAAGCCTGTTGCATGCCGGCGAACGTTTTGGGATCGAAATTCACGCGCAGGAAGGAAAGGTCAATATCGGCAAAGGCGGCTTCAATCAGCTCCTGCATTTTGGTTTGATAAGCCTTTTTCAGGTCTTCATCCTGGATTGTCTCGCCCATGTCGTAAGCCGCGAAAACATCCTTGAGGGCCGTGGACAATTCATCCACCGTGTCAACGGCAAGGCCGTCAGCCGCGACTGCAAGAGGCTTCAGCGAAACTTTGCCAAGGGCGTTGACCATCTGGTCTTCCACGCTGTCGTAGAAGTTGGCCCGCATGGTCTCGTCCTCGATTGCCTGGCCTATATTGACGTAAGAAATGATTTTGCCGATCGCGCCGCCAAGCTCTTCGGCAGTGTCGGCGGCCATGCCGTCAGCGGCAATTGTCAGGGGCGTCAAGTCTATGTTGGAGAGGGCAATCAGCATATTGCCCGTGGCTTCTCCCACATACCAGTCTGCGAAAGCCTGGATGTTCTCCTGATTTATCCAGTCGCCGCGATGGATGCCGTGAATGTTGATTTCGCCCAGATTTTCCAGATTTTGCAGGTATTGGGCCTTCATGTCATCTGTAATCGTGCCAAGCGCGTCCGCAATACCCCAACTGACTTCTGCCGTCTGCTGCATGACTTCGCCGTAGGCGCGGGCCATATCGTACTGACCGCTTGCGCCGTGGGAGGTCTGCGTCGATGCCCGGAAAGCGCCTGTTACCGGGTCCCAGGTGGAGGACGGGTCGCCCCAGCCTCCCACATCCTGCAACTCCCCTGAAATCGGCTTCCAGAGACTGCCAACAAGATCGACTTCGAGCTTTGGCTCCTGTTTGGGCTGTGTGCCAAGCAAGCCGCCAAGGGCTCCCCCCGCAAGCGAGCCAAGAGCCCCTATGGCGCCTCCGATTATGGTTCCAATCGGCCCGGCGATTGAGCCTGCGGCCATTGCCCCGCCTATTGTGCCAAGCAGACCCCCGCCCATCGAGCCAATGGAAGAGCCTGTGTTGTTTTCAATGCCAAAAAGACTGTTGACAAATGGCGAGGCAATGCCTCCGATCATGCCGCCCATTGCCGCCGTTCCAAGGGAGGAAGTAAAAGTTGGCAGGACTGTCGATTCTCCAACCACAACGCCGTTGCTGGTAATCGGCCCTGCAAAGCCTCCGGCCGCGCTTTGGAATGTATTCGGAAACCAGCTTGCCATTGTTGAATTGATGGTGTCAGCAATCCCGCCCATCAGTCCGCTTTCGCCGCCCAAAAGCTGGTTTTTGACGTAATTCGTGCCCATCTGCTGGACGCCGTTGACCACTTGCCCAACAACCGTGCCGTTTTCTGTGGTAAGGGGGCCTGTAAACCCTCCACCTGTAGCAGCCCCCGCAAACCCTGCCGCACTGGCCACGCCTCCGCCGCCTGTTCCAAGCAGGCTGCCTACGATATTGACCATGATCGGCTGGGCGATTGCCTGCCAGGCAAGCTGCTTGAGGAAGCTCTTGAAGAGATCCCTGAAGCCGTCCAGGCTTATCTTGCCGGTCTCCAGAAACTCGTCAAACATATCGCCTGTCTGGTCAACAAAGCTTTTAGCGAAATTGTAGGTCAAATCTTCCCACGTTTTTGCCTGGTCGCCGTATTCGGATGTGAACTTCAGAAGGCCGCGATATGCGCCGTCAAAGGGATCGGTGCTGATCTGAAGCTTCTGGTAATATTCCCACTGCGCGACCAGGTCTTCGGAAATTCCGTATATATCGTGGTATTTTTTGGCCTGCTCCTCGATAAGGCTGTTTTGCAGGGCAACGGAATTGCCGTAATTGCCGGAAAGCTGACCAAGCTCCTTGTAGAATTTTATCTGCCCCTGGGTAATCTGGGCCTGCTTCTGCGCGGCCTTGGTGGTTGCCTGGCGAATATCGTACTGCTTCTGGAGGGAGGCCTCTTCTTCCTTCAGCTTGCGGATCTCGTCGGCCTGGGTGGAAGTTATCTCGCCCCGGGCCTGTCTTTTGGCAAGGTCTTCATTTGTTTTGGAGATCGCTGCCTGATACTTTTCCTCAGCCCTGATTTTTGCGGCAGTCAGCGTTTCGGTCTGGTCAAGGCCAAGCTGCTGCTGAAGGGATTTGACATGCTGCTCGGTGCGCTCGATTTCTCCGGTATAGCTTGCCTGGGAGACTGCGGCGGATTTGGCCGCGGAAGCGGCAGATTTGCCAGTTTTTTTGCCCCCCTCGATTTTTTTATTCAGTTCCTCTTGCTGTTTTCTTGCGGAAGCAATGGCCTTTTCGTTTTCCTGGATGCGGGCGGCATCCACCCCGGTAAGAGCAAGCCCTTTTTCTTTCAGTTTGAGCGTATCGGCTTCAAGCTTGTTTATATGCTCTGACAGCGTGTTGCTTTTCTGGCGATTTTTGTAAGCGGTATCGCCCTTGTTGATGGCGTCGATAACCTCTCTGCGATCCGATACTATCTTCTCTTCGGCCCTGGAGAGGCCCTCTTCGTACTGCTTTAAGTAGTTGTCATTGCGTTCCTGTATTTCCGCATATTTATACCACTTTTCTGAATAATCGTTTGTTTCGCCCTTGCCGAGATAATGAAGCGCGGTATTTTCCGAGGCCGAACTTGCATCGTATTTGATGCCCTGGTCTTCCAGCCATTTCTTGTGGCGTGCCTTCGTGGCCGCAAGGTCAGCCGCATCGTTCCCCGACTTCAGATATTCCGTAACGAATTTGACGGCAAAAACTACAGGGCCGGAATCCAGTATCCTGGCCTTGAAGCGCATCCACTCGGTTTCCATGCGATTGATAGAACCCTGGACGGTGTTTGCGGCGCGTTCGGCAGCCGCTCCGTATTGCTCTTCCAGGGCGGCAGCAAGCTTTGGCAGCAGGTCTTCGGCCGTAAGCTTGCCGTCAGCCATGAATTTATCCAGCTCCGCCGTCGTCATGCCCATGGCTTTCGCGGCCATCTGGAAAGCGCCGGGAAGCCGCTCGCCCAGTTGGCCGCGCAGTTCCTCGGCCTGGACCTTGCCCTTGCTCATCATCTGGCCAAGGGCCACAAGCGCGCCATTGACCTCATCCGTTGAAAGCTGGAGGGCCGCGCCGGAATCGGTAACGGCCCGGAAAATCTTTTGCAGTTCGCCTTCAAGCGCCGTTCCCTGGCCGGCGGCAAAGAAACCCTTGGCGGCTTCGGCAGTTTCCTGGAATTTCAGCCCCACGCGGCCGGCCTGTTCGTAAACGGCCTGAAGCTGGGCCGTAGCCTGCGATCCGAACACGGCCTTGTAGGATTGCTCGAGCCGCTCCATTTCAATCTGCGCGTCGATGCAGGACTTGCCGAAAGCGGCCATTGCCGCGCCCGCGGCAAGGATTGCCACCTTGTGGTTTGCAACTGCCTGGCCAAGACTGGAAAGCGCGCCCGAATAATCGCCCATCTGGAGGCGGAGCCTCGCAATTTGCGTGTGGGACAAATTGGCTTCTTCGGCAAGCTGGCGAAAAGCGTTATTGCGCCCGACAACCTGCATACGGGAGGCAAGCTCGTCAACCTCGCGGGAAGCGGCGTTTATTCTGATGCCCGTGTTTTCAAAAATGTCCTGGATGCGGGCAAGCTGGCCAAGTTTTGTTGATTGGGCGAGGGTTCCGAAAGCGGCGGCGCTTTTGTCCGCGGCCGCTCCCAGACGATTGAGCGCGGCGTCAATATCGGAAAGATCGTGGGCGGCAGACGCCGCCCCATCGACATTCACCCTGATTTGCACATCGCTTGCCACTTTTGCCTCCAAAAAAGAAAAGCCGTTCTGCCGCTTATAGCGGCAGAGGGCTTTCAGGAAAGGGGGCAAATGTTCAACAGGATTTGCGCGTGAATTGGCACTGAAAATTGCCGTTATTTCCGCATTTTTCACTTGAGCTGCAATGCCTTGGAGTGTAAAAAAATGCTGGAGGTGTCGTCATGACGGAAGCAAGACGAGAGGCTCTTAAAAAAGAGGCAGAAATCAGGGCGCGGCAACTCGGTATCTCAACAGAAGAGTTCCTGGAAACCTGCCTCTCATTGTCAAGGCAAATTATTGAAGATATTCCAACGATATACAAAAGTATTTCCCAAACTGAATCTGAAATCAAAAAGGAAAGCCAGGAGCTTCAGGAAAACATTCGCAAAGGGGCAGGGAGAATGAATGGAAACGGTTCGCTTTTTATATAAAGACAACAGATTAATTGATTCACTTTACGCGCAGATTTTTTCCGGCCTATTGCAAGGTGTGGAAATTTCCAAAAAGGACAAAAAAGGCGTTTCCGGCAGCGTTGAAGGAAAAGGAAATACCGGGATTGATTTGGTCTGTATTTCAGGAGAGGGAGAAATTTCAGCAAAGGCCGAGAGGCAGAAGGAATTTGAAACGTCAAAAACTGATATAATCGTTTCGCATGATAAAATTGTTATGGATGTGCTTGAGAGCCTTCTCCCCAGCATGAAAACAGACTGTGCCCAATCGGCGTTTGGTGATGTTTTAAGCCTGGACGGGTCATTGTTTTTTGTTCCCAAACAACTTGAAGAGAGCGCGTTTGAAGCGTTCAAACCGATAATTCTTCAACGCCTTGACAAGGAGGTTGAAAAACAATCCAAAACCGGGAAAAAAGTTGATAACAAAGATAGAAATTCTGTCATTTCCTATATAAAGCGCACTTTTTTGTCTTCCGGAGAGGAGTGCAGATTCCTGTTTATAACGAAAGCAAATGAATTTTGCATGGGCTCATTAAAGGTCGATGGATTCACTGAAGAGCCATTATCCCTTTTTTCAAAGCATCTGGCCAAAACCATACCATGCCGGATGGTGGGCATATCAGAAAAACAAGGAGCTGGGCAGCCCATACAGTTGGGACAGGAGACAGTTTTTGGAATTATTCAAAAACTATCAGCATTAAACGCCAACATTTGGTCAGCCGGCATTCCTGAACCAATAGCAATTGCGCCAATCGCGGTCTTTTACAAGATTAATATCACAGACTGAAATGGGGGCGAATGCCCCCTTGCTATTTCTTCTTTGTCCTGTTCTTCTTTTTCTGCTCTTCGGCCTGGGCTTTCAGCCATTCCCGATCCATGTCCCTGAAACACTTCGCAAGCCAGGGCTCCATTCTTACGCCGGAAACTTGCGCCCAGGAAGACATTTCGGCGTATGAGATGGCGTTCCAGCCAAAACCGTTATGGCTTCTCGCGGAAGACAGCTCGAAATACCATTCCCAGACAAATTCGAAACCTTCCGGTATTTCCGGCTCCTCATGGCCGAATTGGGCCATGACATCCTCAAGGCTCTTTCCGGTTTGCCTGGCATATTGTTCAAGATGCTCAAACCCCGCGCCAAAACGGCCCTTGGCCCAGGCAGCCATTGCCCGGGCCAGATCATCAACTATGCCGGCAAAAAATTTGCCCGGTCCACGCAGAAGGCGTCAGCCTGCTCGCGCATCCAGTTGAAGCGCGAATAGACTTTTCTGGAGTTTTCAAGCGTGCAGGGAAGATCCTCCCCGTCCACGCGCACATTGCGCCAGGCCAATGTGCAGCGGGCAATGATTTCAATGCCGTCGCGGCGCGCGTCTTCAGCCGATACTTTCTTGCGGCCGCGCCTTGTTGCCACATCGGCCACGGCTTTGCGCCACTGGCCGGAATCCGAACCCGCAAGCGTTATATAAATTCCAAGGGGATCGCCAGTTGCCGGATGAACAAGCTCAAGCTCCGCGCCAGCTTCCGAGGATGCCTGGGTATCGAGCGTTGCAAGGTCAATAACTTGTGTCTGGCTCATGATTCATTCTCCTTTTTATAGCATTCATTTGCGCTGCCATCATTTCAGCCGCAGCCAAGCTGCGGCTTCATTCCGGCGCGGGTGTCTGCTATCGCAGCCACCAGAGCGTTTGCCTGATTTTATCAGGAAAACGCTCTACCAGTCGCCTTCGCCGGGGTTTACTTCCGCTTCGCCAAGGGAGGGAGTTCCGGAAAGGGTTAGCGTGATTGTTTTTTCCGATCCTTCCACCACGCCGCCTTCGCAATGGCAATAGCCTCTGCTGAAAGCCGATGCGGCAAAGGAAACAGTCATCTGCGTGGAACTGGCCGCGTCATGGCTTGCCGCCTTGCCTTTCAGGCTGATTTCGGCAGTCGTGGGGCTTTTGCGGATAACTTCGGCAGCCATGCCATCCGGAACGCCTGTAAACGTTACGCCGGGCAATATCTCGTTATCAGCTCCAGAAAACACCTTGCCCCTGCCGCCCGAAAGCGTGGCAGTAATCGTTTCTTCGATTGTGCCGGGATTGCCTTCCGATTCCGCAAGAGCATCGGCCGAATATTCAAGCTGGCAAGTCTGCGGTCCCTCGTTTGCCGGCGGATTGCGCCTTACAATGATATTCGTGCCCGTGCATTCGTCCAGGACTGCCTGGAAAGGCATGCTGATTGAAATTGGCCCGTCCCCGTCAACGGGATCATCAGCGCCTGTATAGCGGATATTTGGCAGAATGAACGTATATGAGCCTTCCGGGCCTCCAAGCGTAAATTCCAGGCTTGTCGGCGTTTCGTCCAGGAACTTCTGGATCAAGTCCTGATTTTCAAAGAAGGCCGTAAGCGTGCCCGTGATGTTGGATTTGCCGTAAGAGACAAAGGGTGCGTCCCTGCGGAACAATACGAACTGCGGCTCAATGCCGTTATCCAGATTCATCTCGATGCCGGTAACGACCGCGATCAGCCTTTCGCCTTCCTTGAGTTCGCCGGTATAGGTATCGTAGGGCTTTTCTGTCTCAGCCGGCGTGGGGTTTTCGCACAGGGGAACGTCACGCGTTTCGGCATCCATGCCGATTATGCCGAATGTGCCCGTGGCCATGGCGTTTGGCTGGATGGAGAGGCTGAAAGTGTTTACAAAGCAGCCCTTGTAGGCGGTATATTTTTTTATGTCGTTGAAAGCGCGCTCTATCGTGAAGCTGCGCTCCTCGACTCCCGCCGTAACCTCGTTATCTTTCCAGGTTCCGCAAAGCGCGGCTTCGATAAAGTCGTCGAAATTGCCGTAACTCAGTTCAATGCCAATATCGCCGCCAACCTGGTTGGTGCCCGTGCGAACGTCCGAAATCTGGCGATCCTGCCGAAGCTCGTTGCTGACGAAGGAATCGCGGCTCAAATTCAGCGAACAGCTTGTGTTGCGCAGATATTTCATCCGCGGATTTTCGGGCGCCGCCCCGGGCTCGTTTTCCGCGCAGTACAAAACCGCATGCCGGCTGGCAAAGGCTATCTTTTTTTTCATGGAAGTCTCCTTGTTCTATTGGGGGCGTTGCCCCCAACCCCCCATTGGGGGAACACGTTCCCCCAAACCCCCGTTACGCGCTTCGCCGCTTGCGCGGCTCGCTAAAGAAATTCTGGACTTAAAGGGGGTTATGGTTTGAAAATCACGGCGCAAAAGCCGAAGGAAACGTCAACGTTCATGCGGCCGGCGTCAGTTTTTGGCTCCAGGATTTCGGGCGTCTTGAAAACAATCTCGCCCGTGCCAAGATTGCCGTCATATTCAAGGCCAAGGCCGCGCGGGATTTGCGCGGCAACCGCCTCCGCAATCTTTTGGGCTTGTCCGGACTTGTCGCCAAGCAGGACCCCCGCCGTCAGCCTGAACGAGCCGTCAATCCGCAGGGCGCCGTTACTGCCCAGGCTTGCGGCCTTGGCGTTCTCGCGCTCGATCTTGCATAAAAGATACGGGCCTTGCGGCAAAATGAAAGGCCGGCCCTCAAAGCCAATCGGCAAGTCAAGATTTTTGGCTATTTCGGCAGCCTTGCCTTCCAGGATGCCGGTTATTGACTCAATGCAAGTCTCTGCTCCCATGTTATACCCCAGGCCCACAGGCCTCTTTTGGATAATTCATCATCGGCGATTGGCGAAATGCCCGAAACCCTGGCGGGGCTTGCGCCGGAAAGGTTGAAAGTGTTTCCATGAATGTTGAGGGCAACGCTTTCCGCAAGCGGCAGACCCTCGTCCTCCCTGGCCACGGCGTCCTTTTTGCCGTGAACAATGACGATGGCGGCAAAATCCGCGCTGACGTCAAGTTGCAGGGAGGAAGGATCGGCCACGTTTGACGCGCCAAGGGCCATTACGATTATCGCGCCCCGGCCAATGTATTTTGCCAGGATTGTGGCGGCGTCGCTTGAGCCGGAAGCGCCCATGACGGTAAATCCCGGAAAATCCCCGCGCAGGGAGGTGATTGCGGCTTCGCGCGTTTCGACCAGGCCCGCCATTGGTCACCAATCCCGCTTCCCGGCGTCGGCAAAAACGCCGGCATTGCCCTCGTCAAGCCCCTGGCAGGGCAAATCGACAAGGCCGCTGGCCACGTTTTGCAGCCACTTTATGGCCAGCCTGTAGCGTTCGGTTATCGGATCCTTCTCCGTAACGTCTCCTGAAGTTAGCCTGTAACGGACAATATCGCCGACAACCATCATGACGACAGAAGGCACGGGAGCGGCAAGGGGCATGGCGTAACGTCCGGCAAGATATGAATCGACCTCGCTCTGGGCGTATTCAATGGCTTTTTCGATTCGCTCCCGGTCAAACTCATCATTGTCGGCATGGGTTGAAAGGAGCGCGATTTCGCGCTCCCCGAACAGTGTAATTAACTCCTCCGGCGTGGCGTATGGCTCTCTTGTGGGGCTCTCGAAGCCTTCCGGAGGAGAAATTTGCAGGTTAGCCATTATCTTCACTGACTGCTGGCGCCGGCATGGCAAGCCAGGGACTTACCAGGATGGATGCCGCGTGATACCAGATATTGCTTGCGCCGTTATCATCGCGTTCGGCTTCCAGGACTTTCCGGGCCGCGGCCTGCATGGAGGGCGGAACCACAAGCAGGGTTCCGGCCTGCCCGCCAAAGCCAAGCCCAAGGGGACGGCCGCCGTCGGCCGCAA